CTTTAGGAGTTAACGCTTTTGAGTTATTCGATTTCTTAGGGTCAAGTATTTTAAAGAACTCTAGAACAATAGGCAAGTAATGGTCTAGTTCTTCTGGAGTTACTCTGTTTTCAATTAGTCGTTTATTGCCATCTGAATCAATATAAAACTCCTCAAACTGTTTACCACTCATTTTGTGTATTAGCTTTCCTATAATCTCCTCAATACTTCCAGCATCTGGCATATGTATTAAATGCTTATGTCTGTAATGTCTAGAACAAAATTTTAAACAGTCTAGTAGTACTTCTGTTTTACCACTAGCTGGAAGTCCACTCCAATCTGTGCAGCCTCCTTCTTTGATACTATACAAACCACCCAGCGTATTGAATCCTAAGTAGTATGTAACGCCTCCACCAGTATGGTAGTAATCCTTTAATCGTTCTTTTATTTCGTTTGTCTTTACAATATCCATAATTTAGCCTTTTTGTTTATGTTCTAAATTTAACCTTTTTACTCTATCTTCCAAAGATTCTTTTATAGGCTCAATAGGTTTTGTATATCGTTCGTTTAAATACTTGAGCGTATTGGTAAGAGTCGACTTCCAGTTTTTAATCGGTCTGTTAATTCCGTTTCTGTTTATACTCCAGTCATTGTCTACCCATGAAAAGTATCTTAGTTTTACATCTTCAGGACATACGTTAGGCTTTCTTTTCAATGCGTGTTTTAAGTACTCTTCGATACTAGGTACTGAGTCTTTATTTACATTATTTACATTATATACATTATTGTTAGTTGTTGTTCGTTTGTTGTTCGTTTGTTGCTGGTTTGTTAGTTCGCTTGTTAGCAGTTGATATTTCAAATAGTTAACTACTTGAATCTTAGTGCCTTGCGAAGTTGAAACGCTTGTTATTTCGTTTGTTGATTTTAGACGTTTTATACTTGTGCGAATTTGTTGTACACTTAGTCCAGTCTGTTGAGATAAAACGCTCAAACCAGTAACCAGTTCTCCAGCTTTTATAGTCGTACCTTTGTACTTCCTTTGCTTGTGATTTGCTTTTAATAGTAAATACATAAACAGCCGAAAAGTATTGTGGTCATCGAACCACTCCCATTCTAATATCTGTCTGTGAATTTGAATGTATCCTTTCATTAGTTATAATTTTTAAATTGCTGCTGCAAGTTAATAAAATCTGTGATACTTTTACAATTTAAAAACTGTTGCTCAAATGTGTATACGTTTAAATCTGCCTTTAGCTCGTTCTCTATGAGTTTAAAGTCTTCGTATTTCTTGAGAGTATTATAGTGCTTACGCATATAGATTGCCCAGTCATGTTTACGCCCAAACATCTTACCAGTTTCTGTAAGATTCAAGCCTTCTTCTTTCAGCATATTACAAATAATAGCTCTAGTGTAAACTATCTCTCTTGCTCTGTTAGGCTTTTTTAGTTCTTTACCTTCAATGTAGTCTTTGATTTTTTGGATTTTTGTATTCATTTTATTTTGATTTTATAGTTAATATTCTGAAACATTATCTCTTACTATTTCTTTTATAAAAGATTTTGATTTTTCTTTAATTATATCTTCTTCTAATTTTCTTTTTTTCTTTATTGATTTATATTTTTCATATGCTTCTGACTTTGGTTGTGTTTGCCCTAAGCCTTTACAATAATAATCATTTCTTAAAATACATCTAGCCATTCTTTTCCATGATGGAGCCCAACATTTAACCTCTAATGAATGAGGAGCTTTATCTGGTATTTCATTATAACCTCTTTGTAACCATCCAGCTATAAATTTTTCAAATCTATGTTTATAATTTTGTTGTGTTTTTTTTGGTAATGACCTTAAAAGAAAATTAGTATAACTTTGCCAAGTGTGATTATCTGGTTTATCAATTGATGTATTTCCATTTATACTTCCTCTTTCTTTTACATATAAAGCTCCAGAATTAACACCACTTACTCTATTTATTAATTTATACCATGTTTCTGGTTCTAAAATATGATAAAGCCATAATCCTTTTTTCTGGTCATCACCATAAGGTTGACATAATCTTTGGTCACCAAATTTAACTCCAGCTCTAGTCATCATGTCATATATTTTATTATATGGTAAATCTTTATTTTTTAAATGAAATATCCATATATCCTCTGTTTTCCAGTCATAAATAGGATAAACATTGTATAAATTAGATTTTAATTTTGTAGTCCATTTATACCCCTTATGAGTAAGTCCTTTTTTGTCAGATGTTATTGCTCTATATCTATGTAGACTTTCATCAGAACGTATACCAATAAATCCAGCACATTTTTTACCTTTTGAATACCAATCTCCAAATATAACCATTAGCTCTTCAAACTCCATTTTAGGAAAGTAAAAGTCGTATTGAGACAAATCAGAAGCTAATTTAGGTTTATTTCTTACCCATAAATCTTTTTTATTTTCATCCCAACAAACCCATTTTGGCTCAAAATCACTTACTGCATTTCTTAATAACAACTCACCGCAAAACCAATGTAATTCTATTACATCTTCATACATTTTAATTATTTCTTCTATATGAATTATTGTAGATTTATACTGTGCTTCAAGGTCAATTATTAAAAGTCCTACTTTTACACCTCTCTTTCTAGCTTCTTGACAAACTAAATGTGTCATTACTGAAGAATCCTTCCCTCCACTAAAGCTAATGTAAACTCTTTCAAAATCATCAAAAGTTCTTTTTATTCTATCTCTACTTGCTTCTAAAACTGATATGTTTAGTTCTTTTTTCTTGCTCATAATTAATAAAGTTCAATTTGTTTACCTGAATTTTTTGCTTCGTGCATTTCTACTTCTTCTCTTTGATTGTTGGATAACCATTTATTAAGATATATTAATGCTATTTCGTCTGCTTTATTTCTGTTTTCTTCTGATATTTTAGACCACGCACTTGAATACCTAGATGGAACTCCAGAATAAAAACATACCGCTGCTTGACCTAGCCATGCAATTCTATTCATGCTTTTATTACTTAAATAGTGTTCACATGAATTTTTCCAATTATTTATTAATCCATCTAAAGCAGAGCTAAAATTATCCTCATTAGATATTATATCAATAAATATTTGTTCACATTGTTCATGGCTTTTATCTTTTAATGAAGATTCATAAAATCCGCATGGATAGCATTCCCATTTATCCCAAGTATGAAATATTCTATTTTTATCATTTGTATTTCCAGCTCTATATTGTTCAATTTCAAAAGGTAAAAGTTTATCATGTACTGGAGTATATTCCTCTTTTGATTCTTCTGAAACCCAAGCTCTACTAAAATCTTTATCTGAAAATAAATGTTCTAAACCAGACACTTGACATAATCTCAAAACTTCTTCTTCATCCATACCAAGTTGTTTTGATATTCTTTTATTAGACCAATTACGATTTTTAAGTTCTATAACTATTTCAGACATTGCGTCTACTTGATGTTTACCTCTTGCTCTATTGTGTCTAATGGTTGATGCTATTCTATCATTTTTACCACTTTGCTCTTTTCTTATATCTACAACTGGCAAAAATCCTTTTACTCTATCTTTTACTACAACAGATTCTTTACCTACTCTATTACGATGAAATCCATCTATTACTTCAGTTTTACCATCTTTGTTAGGATTAGACCATGAAACAATAGGTTGAGTATATCCATCATTCATAATTGAAACTTCTAGTAGTTCCATCTCTGGCGGAGCTACTTTGTTAGGATTATAATCATTTGCTACCACATCCTCATTTATAACCCATTTTACAAAATCTACTGGCTCATTTTTAAAAGGACTATGCTCATGTATAAATTCTCTTAATTCGTTAATATAATTAACTTTACTTTTTAAGTCTAAATTGCTTAGATTTTCTCTAATTTGATTTTTTAATTGTTCCATTTTATTTTGATTTGATAGTTAATAATTCTGCTCTTACGTTTTGGAACACTTCATTAAATGTAGCACGTTGCTCTGGTTGTATCGTTTTAGCGATTCTAAGCGACTTTAACCTACTCGCTGGTATAAATACATTATCAATATTAGAAGTGTCGTTAGAAGCGTTAAAAAACGCATGTATCTTTTTATTGTTATTCATGTCTATAAGTATTTGTGTAATCGTTCGTAATCTCTCATTGAGTCAAACTCCATATCTTCGTTGCATGGCTCTTTCTCTGGTATCGCTCTAATCTCGTGTTCAATGTCATAAGCTAGATATTCTGTTAAAGGTAAGTCTTCAACATACTCGTTACCTATCATCCACAAATTAGTCTGCTTACATTTTTCAGTACTTGCTATGTGTTCATCGTCATCGTTATATATTTCTACACAGTCGTCTTCCAACTTACCTACAAGCTCAGTACCTTCTGAGAATAGAACCTCTTTATAAGTTCCTCCTTGAGCTTTCCAGATAGTAGCCTCATCAATTGCTGCTGTTGCTTTAACTATTCCGCTTTCGTTTGATAATACAAAAATTGTCATAATTTCTAGGGTTTTAAATGTTTTATTTTATTTTAATTTGTCTGATTAAGAATCTCTCATTATGTGGAAGAGATTCGTTATCTGTTACAAATAATGTGATTTCAATAATTCCCTTTTCAGTCAACCAGCTAGTAAGGTCTCTACCTTTCAAATCTGTGTTAAACTTTGTCTGAAGAATGTGTTCTAGTAAACATCTACCCAATGAATGAGTAAAGTTGTCGAATAAGAAGTCGATTCCTAAAAATGTTTGTTTTTTCATAATTTCTAAGTGTTTTTCGTTTTTGTTTCTACAAATATAAGCACTATGTTTATATCTCACAAGTTTTAAACAGTTTTTTTTTTATTTTTTTTTTTGATGCAAAGAAAAAGCCCCCATTTCTGAGGGCTTAGACAAACAATTATAAAAACCTAACTAAATTATGAAGTACAAATATATCAATAAAAATGAGTTAATCTAGCAACTTGGCCAAATTCTTTTGAATGTATAAACGCTTCTACTGCTTCTTTGCTTATATATCCGTTTCTGTGATGCCATGAATCTGCTGGGCTTGGACTTCTTAGAGTCTCTACTGTAACATTGATAAAGTCCTTACTCGATTTATGGTGTACATGATGAGTATAAAAGTATCTA